CGTGAAATGGATCGGGGTTACGGAATCCCACAAAGCCCCTCTCGGCGTGAACAGGCGCACCGGTGTACCGACCGTGATGCCATTCAACGGAATGCGCCACAACGGCATGTATGCGTCAACCGCGCCGGACAATATCTTCCCTGACGGAACCTTCGGATCGGCGGCGGCAGTCGCGTTCGGCGAACCCTTCAACACGGTCAATTCCACACTCTCGATACCCACATCCCCGGTATCGCCGGAAGAGTTGCGATGGTAATGCGCGCAGATGATGTCATTGCGTTTCATTCCCTGCGACCCGTTGGAGATCGTCACGGATTCCGCCGCCGTGATATGCCAGTCCAAGCCCTGTATCGACGCGCAGCCGGTGCCGATCGTCGCCCTGTTGGACGAACTCATCGAGCACTTGAACGCGTCGCCCCAATCGAACACCACGTCGGACTTCGAGAACTTGGCCTGATGGATGATCGCCTTGTCCTCGCTTGAAATGTGCGCGACTCCGGCCTTGCCGTCAACCAGTTCGATGGTCACTGTCCAACCTCCTTCAACCATGCTTCAAACGAAGCGTCATCCTTCTGCATGAACGCCATGAACGACGCATTGCATTGGGAACACAATTCGTAAATGTCGGGCGTCACATCATCCGCGATGCGGGTCGCCTTGCCAGCCGAATACCTGCGCACGGTGAACCATTCACGCGCCTCCGTGTCACCGGCGGCGACATAGGCGGTCTTGCCGCACTTGTCGCACACGTACTTCACGTAACCGTCAGACTTCACTAGCCAATCCTTTCAAACGTAAAACAACCAAGCGAAGGCAACTGCCTCCACGTACCACCGAAATCAACGGAAGGGTCGATGCCGGTCGTGTTCATCACCACATAGCCGACCGGAAACACGGCCTTCCCGGAAACGCCGCCGACATGCGCGCTGATGACACCATCCACGCTCACGATCGAGGAACCGTCCACCCTCACGCCGCCCAACACGTCCGTGGACGCCTCCGGCAGCGTGTAGGCGTTCGCACCCCGTTCGACAGAAGCGAGCTTCGACCGTTCGCCATCGGTCATCATGCCCGACTTGGTGCTGTCGGCCACGCTCTTGGCCGCATCGGCGACGTTCCTCGCGTTCTCGGCGGTCTGATTCGCCTTGCCGATCTGCGCCGCGAAACCGGAAGCCGTCCTGTTCGCAGCCTCGGCGACCTGCCTGACGGAATCCAAATCCTCGGAAGCGACCTCCGCGTTGATCGTGCCGCCTGAAATCGACAGGCCACGGCCAGCCGTCAAAGACACGCCGCCACCAGTCGAACCCGAAGACGAAGAGGAAGAGGAACTCGCGTAATTCGAATATTCCGTCTTCGAGGAAGCCGCGTCGCCAACCTCATACGATACGGACAGCAAGCCGCCGGACAGTTTCACGATCTTCTTCAACACGATGGCGGTAACCGTCAGACCAGTCACATGATCGCAGCCCGCAACCCTATCGCCAACATCCAAAGACAAGCCGTCATGCACGGTCACATCGACAGCGCCAGCGCCCTGCAAATCCTGCAACTGCTTCTTCGTCTGCTTGTCCAACTCGTCCTTCTCGGCGGACGAATAATCATAGACCGCGGCGATCTCATCACGCCCATCGAACGTGCGGGTATTGGACACCTTGCCGGAACCATCCGCATAATAGTGGACGACCAGACGATTCCTCAAATCACCCTTGCCCAAGCCGATCATGTGGTTGGTGCGCCGGTAATCCTTCGTGATGGAAAAATCAACCAGATCGGAATCGACCGTATCATTATGGTCAACAATCGGCTTGGCATACATCCATACAGTGCCGTCAACCTCCTGAAACATGAGTTTCAGATCATTCGCGGCCAGCATCCTGCGGATGCCATCATACGCGGTGCAATACCGGTCGAACTGGAACGTTGGAATCGTTTTCGTGGAATCCGCGCGGACCTTGAACACGTCAGACAAGCCAATACGGGCCAACAGGTTCGACAACACCTGATTCACGGGGCCGGACACCTTCAGATAATCCTGCCCCGAATCAGGCTGCAACACCTTACCGGCCAACATGCCATGCCAACTACGACCGGAATACGTGACCACACTCACGCCGTCCGACAGTTCATCCTTCATATGATCGACGATGCCGCCGACCTCGGTCCCATCCACATAGACAAGACCACGGTCGGGCAGCACGGTACCGTCATACAACGTCAGTTCGAAATCATTCTCGCCAGACCCCCACGCGCAATCCAACACGCAATCCGAAACCGCATGGAACGGCACGCCATTCTCGTCGGCGCAAATCAAATCAACCAAGTCGGGTCCCCATTCTCCTCGACAACCGTCAGATCGAAACCGAAACCGGAACCCAACTCAACCACGCTCGAACCAGCCGGAATAGGTTGGAAAACATACTGTCCACGATTCAAACCGGAACCGCGCACACCCCACGAAAACACGTTCCGCAGAGAACCATCCGCATCATGCAGCATGATCGACTTCCTCAACGAGTCAACCGCCACGTAAGCGCCAGCGGGAACATCACCATTCAACCGGTACACGTTCCCGCCAATCGTCAACGACGGATTCGACACAGCCCCATACACGACCAGACGAAACGGCATCGGAACACGCATACGATTAGACACCATGCACGACGGACGCGAAACCGCCAGATCATAACCCATGTCAGTCGGCAAATCCAAGCCAGACGCGGCAGACCCGGACACAGGCTGATACGACACGGTACCGGCCTCATGACGCCACACGCCATCCAACAGGACAAACGAGAGCGCACACACCGGGTCGGAAGAACCCGGATGCGAGGAAGCCTCGGACTTCACCGCATAACACGATTGCGCCCAAACCTCACCCGCACCATTCACCGCCTCCAACCGTCCCGGCTTGCCAGCGGCCAGATCAGCGTCAACAGCCCGCATGAACGAGTCGAACGCCACCGCATCACCATAATGCACGTCAACGGAAACCTCCCGACGTTTCCTCGAAACGCCGGTCAACCCGCCGTCACGCACCGTGTAATCCCATTCACGGCCACGCAACTCCAACGCGCCCTCGAAATCCACGGTCGCATAATCCGACACGTCGAACCGTTCACCGGTCAGACCACTCACATACGCGAGCTCACCTGCCACGACTTGCCTCCAGTACATCACGGACGAAATCACGCTTGCTCGGCCAAGGACTGCCATTGCGCCTGATCTCACCGCCGATGCCATCACGGAAGCCCGCGACCTCACGACGCAGATCATTCACGGCGGACACCAGCTCACGATCATCCCGCGAAGGAACGTTGACCGTGACGGACGCGGCCGAATCCAACATTCCCCGAACCCTGCCACCGGAAGCGTAGGCATTACGGCTCATGTCACGCGCGGAACGCACGTACGACGTGCGGGCCTGAGACACCGCCCTGCCCAGATCACCTGTAGCATTCAACACGTTCAGGAAATTCGGTCCGACGGTACGATCAAGCCTGCTCACCGCAGCGGCACGGATGACATGCTCACCATCCGACAGCCACGCCGGAATGGAATCGGACGTGCCAGTACCCGGACCATGAATACGACCACCGGTAGCCACCCACATGGAACCATCACCGCTCTTCCTGCGGGTGGCGATCTCCACGTAACGGGTGGCAAGAACGGTTCCATCCAAATTGTGGATGTTATGGAACACGTTTCGGGCATCGAGATCATCACCCCGCACGCGAGCCACCGCGCGAGCCAACGTCACGCCGTCATACGCTCTCGTATCCCTGAACGCATTGCGCGCGCCGCTGTTGTCACCCAACACGCGACCCCAAGGCCGAGCCAACGTCACGCCGTCATACGCTCTCGTATTGGCGAAAGCGTTCCGGGCGCTCGAATCATCGCCAATCACGAACGTGCGCGCGGTCGCAAGCGTGGAACCATCAAGCCCCTGATACTTAGCCAACTTGACATTGGCGTCATCATCATCCGCGTCAATATGGAAACTGACGCCCTTCGAGGTATGGGCCTTCTGCTTATCGACATCCTTCATCTTGCCGCTCGCCTTATCCAAAGCGTCGATGAGAATCTGGATCTGAGCGTCAGTCAACCCACTGTCACGAAGCTTCTGCTTGACGGCATCCAACTTCGGGCCAGCCTTATCCTTGGCAAGAATATCGATCTGGGCCTTCGTCAGACCGAACCCCTTGGCCAAAGCCGTAGCGTCCTTGATCTTGCCCGAAGCGTCATCCTTGGCTTCCAGAAGAAGAACCAGATCCTTCTTGCTCGCACCACCCATGAGCGCCTTCACGGCACCGACCAACTGGCCGAAACTCGCTATATCACCATCCTGAACAAGATCAAGGACGATTTTCTTCTGCCCTTCGGTCAACTCAAGCTGGTCGATATAATCCTGAACCTGACGCTTCACCGCATCCATATTCGACAGGTCGAAATTCGTGGACACGTTGTCGGGAATAAGACCCATCTGGTCGGCGAGCGCGGCGGCGGCCTCGGCTGACATGCCGCACTGTTCGGCCATCTGGATGATTTCCTGGCGGGCGGAGCAGACGGCGTTCTTGGCCTTCTGGTTCGCTTCGGCGCTGCCGTTGCCCCAGTAGATGATGCTCTTCGCGGACACCAGGGCGCTGTCCGCGAAATCGGTCATCATCTTGCGGTTGGCTTGGGCGTTCTTGCTGTTGCCTTCCAGCTCGTAGTTGTTGGCCGCGATGGATTCGGACAGCAGGCTGAGCTTGTCGGCGGCCAACGTCGAAACGGCAGCGACGTCATTGGTGCCGTCAATCCAATCGGACGCCACCTTCTCGCCTTTTTTCCATTCGGCATTGGAGTTCTCAAGCACGCCAAGCAGACGTTGGGCAGCCGCGACCCTCTGCCCGTTGATGGCCTTTTCCGACTCGGTCATGTTCATGTTCACTCGACTGTCGTTCACAATGGCTTCGAGCTTCTTGTGCATCTTGTCATAAGCGTCGTTCGTTCCGGTCGCGGCGTTGTTCAGATCTTTGACGCTGATGCCAAGAATACCGGCCGCGTCGGAGGCTTTCTTGAACGGGCTGCCCAACTTCGAGATGCTGCTACCAAGCTTCTCGAAGTCATTGCCGCCCGGGAGCTTCCAGCCGTAATCCTTGTCGTCCCAATTCTTCGCGACGGCCTTCTTGGCTTTGGAAACAGCCGTGGAGGCGTCCGCCGCGCCGCTTTGAACGTTCTTGAACGAGTCGGCGACGGACTGGTTCACCGTCTGCGTGTGAGCGGCGGCCTCATCGTACGAGCTGATCGCACTGCCGGCCAGACTCAACCCCGTGGTGAGGGCGGTAAGGCCGATGCCGACAGGCCCGCCGAGGAAATCGACCACGCCGCCAAAAGCGGTCTTCAGCCCCTTAAAAGCGGTCTTCAGCAAACCGGTCTTGCGGGCGGCGCCCTCAGCCGCCTCGCCGACACCACGGAACAATCCAGCAGAGCCAACGCCAGCGGCAATGCCTTTGGCGGCGGAACCTCCGGTGATGGCGGAACCGCCAGCCTGCGCACGATTCAGGCGATTCAGCTTCACGGTGGTCTCATCGGCCGCGACGCCCATCTGGCGGATACCCGAAACCTCACCGGTCAGCACGCCGGCAGTCTGCCCGGACTTCAGCCGAGCCATCGCCTTAACCAGCTCGCGCATGCTGATCGCAGTCTCCTGCGAGGTGATGCCCAACTGGCTCAAAGTCCTCCGATACCGCAACGTGGACTCGATGTTCTGCAACATGCCGCGCTTCAGCGAATTGTAAGCGCTGATGCCGGCCCTGCCGAACGTCGCGTACATGCCGATCATCGCCTGAACGGGCGCGGGCAGCTTGCCGAATGCCCGAGCCATGGCGGAAGCGCCATCGGCCAACACCTTGATCGTCGGGGCAGCCGACTTCAACGTGTTCGCCAACGTTCCGCCGAACGTGTCGGACAACTGGCCGACCATCGACAGCAGACTGTCGAACATCGGGGAGGCGGAATCAACGGCATGGAACACCTTCTGGAACCCTTCGGACACGCCGTTGCTGAAGTCGGCGATGCCCTGCTTCGACTTGCCGGCAAGACTGCTGATGGAGCCGATGCCGGTGGACACCGTGGAGCCGGCGTCAACGAACACCTGCTTCGTCGTATCCCGCAGCTCATAAGCCGCGTCGCCGATCTCGCGGAACGAATCATGGAACTTGCCCGAAGCCTGCTTCGCGCCATCGGCCCACGCGGTCAACGTGGACTGGAACTTCACGCCGTTCACGGCCCTGTCCGCGCGGCTCAAAGCGTCGGAGAACTTCTCGATGCCATTCTCGCCCTCGGCCAACGTGCCGAACGTGCCCTTGAGGATACCGCCAGCCGACTTGACGCTGGACATGAGATAGCCACCCTGCTCGATGGCCTTCTCCATGGCCCGAGTGACCTTGCCGGAACGCTCCGCCTCATCGACCCACTGCGCCATCAGCGTGGCGTTACGGCTCACATAGTTGGCCATGCGCGGCAGATACGAGCTGGTGCTGTCGCCAAGCCTCACAACGGAAGCGGTGACAGCCTGAACGCCCGGGTCAAGCGCGTTCACGCCCTTGACAGTATTGCCAAGAATCGAGCTGATACGGCCCACATACGGTTCCTGCGCGACGATACGCGCCGCATTGGCGACGATGCGCCCTTCCGCGTCGGCCACGCCGTTCATGTTCTCGACGGACTTGCTGTCCCCGAGCGCGTTCATCATGTCGATGGCCGGCTGCTTCGCCTCAGACCAGAACGAGTCGGACAGCTTCTTCTGCAAGCCACCCAACTTCGTAGTGGACACGTCGATGTAATCCGCGTAATTCTTCGCGGCGGAATATCCGGCGCCGAAAGCGGCGGTCGCACCCAACAGTGCGCCCGGAGCGGCCAGAGCCGCCTTGCCCATCATCACCAGAGAAGCCCCGGCACTGCCAGCGGTACGGGACAAGTTCAACGCTCCGGCGCCGACGGACGCGAACACCGCGCCCAGCAGACTCCACTTCGGCACGACCTCATCGAATTTGTCGAACATGTTCACGAGCTTCTGCCACTCGTTCTGCACGCCACGGATACCCGTGGCTCCAGTGGTCATGCCGCTCATGATCTTGCCGAGATCGGTGCCCTTGAACTCCGCGAAGACATCAACCGTGCGCGGTCTCGTGAAGTAAGCGAGATGGGCGCGTGCGGCGGCGGTCTCCAAATCCACGTCCATATCGAACGTGTCATTGGCCTTCCGGAAATCCTTGATACGCTTCTCGGCACGCTTCATGTCCAAGTCGAGATCGGCCTCAAGCTCGACCTTGCGATCCGGGTTGCGTCTCACCTGTTCCGCGACCTGCCGGGCACGCTCAATCAGATTCTCATTGTCAACGACGATATCCGCAGGAATACGAATACGCCCATGCTGAAGCCTACGCAGACGCTCCTCAAGCGAATCAGCCGTGTCGGTCCAGAAATCAACACGAATCCTAAGCTCGTTCTCACGTTCGAGCTTCTTCGTCAACTCGCCTACCTGACGGGTGATGTTCGCATACTTGCGGTTGAACCGGCTGTCATCCAGCACGAGTCTCGTCTTGATCGGATTGGATTCGATCTGCTTGCGGAGCCTGTTGACGGCGGCGAGCTGGTCGTTCAACTGCTTGTTGACTTCCGAATACCTACCGTACTTGTTCACGCCGTGCAAGGCCCTCTGCAAGCCTGTCAGCCGTTGCTCCTGCTCGTCAAGCAGACGGTTCGCGTCCTTCACGCCCTTGCCGTACGTGTTCATCACGTTGGAGGCGGTCTTCAGGTTCCGCGCATACCGTGCCGTGCCCTCCAACAGGTTTCCCTGCCATTCGGCGCCGTCACGCCACGAATCGTTCAGACGCTGCTGCTCCCTGCGCGCGGCACGTTCCGCATTGAGCTGACGGTTCAGATCCTTGCCGAAAAAGCTCACGCCGGAAAGAACGTTCGTCTTGCCCATGTCGGAGGATCTGGCGAAACCGCTACGGGCCACGCTGGCGAACGTGTCGCGCACGGACTTCGCATGCGAATCCAATTCGACAAGCTGCTTGTCCAAATCGTGAATCCACTTCGCCACACTATCGGACTTCAACCTGTCCTGCTGTCTGGCAAGCCTGTTCGTCTCGTTCGTGACCTCGCGCATGTTGCGTGCGGCCGCACGGTATTCGGCGCGGAGCTCACGAAGCCTGACGGCCTGCGCCTTCGCCTCATCGCGGCGTCCACCGCCACGAAGCGAATCACGGTACGCGGCAACCTTGGAAATCTCGGAACCCAACTCGTCGTAACGCTTCCGCAAAGCATCCAACGTGCCCATGTTGCCGAGAATCTGCCTGTTCAGCTGGTTCCACTCGTCGCCACGCATCGAAGCAAGCTCGTCACGGTCGGCGCGAACCCTGCGCATCCGCTCTTCGGCCCGGTCAAGAAGAAGCATCTGCTCCTTCAGACGGCTCGTCTCCGTCTTCCCGAACACGCCAAGATTCCTGGTGAACACGTCGCCGACGTTCTTCTGGACCTTACGCAACTGTTCGACACGGCCGATCGCCATATCCAGGCCCTTGACGACGCCACTGCCGTCGAAAACCGGTCTGACGGGCTTCTCGTACCGTTTGCGCAACAGTTCATCCTGCTTCGACAGTGCACGCAAACCGGACATGTCAACGTCATACGAGACATTGACGCGGGCGTCACGCCCATCCCACTTCTCATACGTGCGCGAAGCGGCCATGTCATCCGGGTCGAACTCAACCGGAACCTTCAGGTCACGAAGATCATGCAGCTTCGCCCTAAGTTCCGCAAAAAACCGGTCGGTAAGAGGAACGACATCAATGCCGACCTCGCCAGCAGAAAAAGCAGGACGCCCCATACGCGCACACTCCTAAAAGAAACGCCCATGAATCCAAGGGGAAGAAAAGAGGGAAAAGACCCCTCGGAAACATGGGCAAAAACAGAAACCGGCAAAATCAGCCGCCGAAACAACTACGGGCCCGGGCCATATAATCAGCCAGACTCGTCGCCTGCGAAACATCCACATGGTTGACATCACGAGACACGGCATCGACACCGGGCGGGAGAATCGGCTCAAAGCCGACCTTCTTCCCGCTCCAATGGGAAACAGCCAGCGAACGCAACGAATCCAACGTGTTCTGCAATTGCAGCAACAGCATTTCGGACTGGCCGAAACCAAGCCACCCCAACTGCAATCGTTCGGAACGGTCGGAACCACCCCCGGCATCATCATGCTCCAACAGCCACGCACGCCACTGCGAATCGGGGATGGCCTCCAAACCATCCAACAAGTCGCAAAGGAAATTCGGATCATACGCATGAACGTCAGCCGGAAGATTCAGCCGGTAGAAACGACGGAAATCGGAGACGACCCCTACTCGGCAGTCCGAGACTGCTTTTTCGAGGCGCTTGATTTTCCCAAACGCTCCACGTAGAAGCGTGTGAGTGCTGCGAACATGTTCAACAGGTCGAACAGGCTACGCCCCTTCGTCCACTCCACGTAAGCGTCGGCATCGACGGCAAGCCCCTTGTAGAAAGGGTCAGCGATCTCCACGTATTCGGCCATGGCAACGGCGACAGCATCATCCGACACGGTTTTCTTCGCCTTGCCGCCGAACACGCCACCGTCGCGCATGACAAGCAGACGCTCGTTCAGACGACGTTCGACCACGGCGAACAACGCCGTCTGAGACGGCGAGAAAGATTCCGCCTGCACCATTCCCGGCAATCCGGCCATCACATCATCGTAACCGGCCAGACCATCCCAATCAGTCGGAAAGACCTTCTCTGCAACATCGTTTTCACCCATACCAGACTCCAATCTGTGAAAAAAAAGACAACACCCGTCTGCGATACAGAAGAAAATCCCCTGATGGGCGACAGACAGGAGAAGAACACCCGTCAGGGGAAGAACCGGAAACCCTCAGACTCACGCGACCTTGGCGAAATCGTCAGGATCGTAGAAAGCGATGCTGGATGCCTTGCCGCTCTTGGTCTTCGGCAGGACAGTGGAAGTCATGATGTTGCCCTCCAGCTTGAACGTGTTGAAATCCTCCTGAGCCAGATTCGGCAGCTCGCTGTAGGCGAGGCTCAGGTTCGGAATCCAAATGCCGAACTTCTCACCGGTGTTCGTGTCCTCGACGTAGGTGAACAGCGCCTTCGGCTGCTCGACCTTGTCCAAGGCGACTGCGGTGCCGCCACCTGTGATCTCGGCAGCGTCGAACATCAGCTTGAACGTTTCCTTGTCGCCCTGGACGCTGGAAATCGTGACCTTGCCGGTGACGGAAGCATAAGTGGTACGGAACTTGCTCTTGTTCCAAGTATCCTTGGTCGTCGCGTCGCCGCCGCTCGTATCGAAAGACGGCAGGTCGGACACGCTCAGATGACCTATGTTCGTGTACCTCTGGCTGGTCTCACCAACGGTCGCCGCCTCCAAACTGAACAGTTTCAGACTCGGCAAAGCAGTATTGGCCTCGGCAAGAAAAGCGGCACCGCGAACACTGGTAAACACGGATTTATCATTGATAGCCATATGAATGGCCCTCCTTAACAAGGAAGCCCCATCCGCAAAGCGGACAGGGCTTTAGAATCAGAATCTTTGAGTTATTTGGAAATCAGCGGACGGAACCCGCCTGCACCAGCTTCGTGCAGGAACGCACGACAGCGGTCTTCGTAGTCACCACATCGCCAATGGCGACCTGCTCGAACGCCGGATTGTCGGGAATCGCGCCCACACGGCCAAAACCGGTAGGCTCGCCATAAGGCCAACGGGAAATCGTCTCGTGCAGGAACGAACACAGTCCGAAACTGACGTCAGGATCACGGTTCACGACAGTCAACGACAACGCGAACCGCCAAACCCACGCCTTCACATTCCAATCCGGTTGGAACGGGGCCCCGCAATGCCAGATCACCACGTCATGGTCCAACGCATACGAATCCGTATCCGCGATGGCACGCGGCAACACCACGACGTTACCGAAACCGGCCTTACGGAAATCGACGCGCTTGAACAGCGCATCGACCAGCCCCTCGGCATCCAACGGGGCACGCACGCTCAGATCAGCCATACTTGGCCTCGCTCATCACATACATGCCCGGCAGGTGACGTTGCGCCCGCACATTGAAATACCCGTATTCCAGATAGGATGCGATCTGCGAGCCGTCACGCCCGGTCACGCTCATGACCACGCTCGTATGCGAGCCGTGAGCGTGCACGCTGATGTCGATACGGTCGGCGACACTCGAATGCTTCGCCCGCATGTCGGCCAACGCCTTCGCGCGAGCCTGAACCTTCAAAGCGTGGGGGCGGGTGACCTTACCGCCGAACGTTTCCGCGACCCTCGCATTCAGATCAGGGCGCAGCCTCACATACCCCATGTTTCAGCCCCCTTCGGCGGAACGGGCGGAACGATACGGTTATGGGCCAACTCGGCCGCGTACACGCGGCGAGCCGGAAACTCGTAATGCCTAGCCATATCGGACGAATGAGGAAGAAAGACCGGCGAACCGTCAACCTCATAGCATGAGCCGTCGAGCCAGAACCGTGAATAGAAGTCACCATGCCATTCCGGCGCGAGAACCTTCACCTGATTCATCTCGCGATTGCCGCCGAACTTCTGCGGAGTCGTATCCTGCGCCCAGTTCTCACTCATGACACTGTTCTTCTGGGTGCGTCCGACCACGCAACAGTAAACCTCGTGAACATCGGCCGTGTACAGGACGCCGCCACTGGTGATGGACGGCACGAAACCACCCGCACGAACCACACTGGAAACCGTGGCCGGGTCAAGAACCCTACCATCCGCATCCAAATACTTCGGAACGGTCGTGCTCCCATGACACGTCACCCACGGGGCCATGCCCTCATAGACGATCACGTCACGATGAAGCAGATCGTCAGGAACCTGCTTACTGACTTCATCGTGCCCGTCGAACAGGTGCCCGCCGCCTATCTCGTCGGCATCGACATCATCGAAGAGATGCCCTGTGTCAAGCGTTTCGCTCTCCATCAAAGCCCCCAGATTCTGTTGACGCCGACGAACACCGTTCCTATCGGCCCGTTCCCCTCCTCGTAGCCGAGAAGCAGCTGCTTTTCGCGTTTGCTCACGTACAGGTTCGGGGAAGCGTCATAGGACGGCGGATTATCCTGCGGACTGCGGTTCTCATACGCATAGGAGCCGTTCGTCTCCGACTTCAGATCGGTCCAGCGCATCACGCGGATGACCATCTGGCAGACGACATAGGCGAACGTCTCCTCGTCCAGATAGCCGTTGTTCAGGCGCGGCTCCACGTTCGGGCTGCATGCCAGCGCCATGTTCGCTGCGACACGGCACTTGTGGGTGATCCACTCGTTCGAGTACCGGTCGGCGAGACGCTTGTCATCGACCAGCTCCAACTGCATGTACTTCTTCCAGTCGATACCGGACGCGATGCTGCTGGACACGGGAACCTCCTACAGGCTACAGAACCTTCGCCTTGAAGGTCGATACGGCGTCCTGCAACACCGGCAACGCGGTGCCGTTCACCCACAGGTCGTAGTTGGCCGGAGCGTAATGGTGCATCATGTACGCGACGAGACCGTCGTTGACGTCCTTGCCCAACTCGAACTCCGCATCCTGGCCTTCCGCAGTCGGGCCGCTGGCGGTGAAACCGAGGGCGTTGTCGTAGTAGGCCGGGAACAGGATGAACGTGGAATCCGGAATGAGCGTGGTGGTGTCCACGTTCATCTCGAAGTTGTTGTCCAACGACAGGGACTCGTACAGTTCGTCGATGTAGCGGATGTCGGTCAGCTGGAAATTCTCCCGAAGGATGTTCTCGACATCGGTGCGGAACAGGCGGGTCGGTGAATGCTCCAGATCCAGCTTCGAGAACGCGGTGCGCATCTGCTCGTTGGCTGTCAGCGCATCGATGACCGCCGAGGTTGTCAGTACCGCGTGCGGCGCGCGTCCGCGTGCGGTGCGTATGAGCTTGACCCACTTCTTCAGGTCGGCGAACACGTCCGCCTTCGGGTCGCTCCACTTGGTAGTCGGAACGACATTCTGCTGGTTGGTCGGACGTCCGAACGAATAGGTGACGAGTTCGCTTGCGCGATCATCGCCCTCCTTGATCTTGATGGTCGCGTCCATCATCGCCTGAATGCGTTCCAGCTCCAAGGTGACTGCGGCTTCGCGGCCCATCTGCTCAAACAGCTTCTCGGCCTTGTCATGCACGTAGTCGGTGGCGCTCTTCTGCTTGGAAGCCTTCGCCACCTCTCGTTCCGTGATGTGGCCCATGCCGGACAAGGGGAGCAGCCCGGTGTGCTTCTCGGCGGACTGCTCGGTGCTTTTGACGTGCGGAACCTCGGCATCCAAGGCACGACGCTGCATGGCGCGTGTCTTGACGACCGGAAGGTTCGGAGTCCATGTGACAGTCCAGTCGCCCTCGTTGGACTTCATCGGGAACATCTGCGCGAACGGCAGCAGGCCGTTCACGAAATCGAAACCCGCCTGAGCGATCTCGCTGGCCTCGCTCGGCGGAATGATGGTCTTATCCAGTGCCATCGAATCTCCTTACATATAAGAAAACCCGCCACAGTGGGCGGGTTTATAGAATGTTTGCCAGGTAACGCGCGTCAGGCGAAGATGCCGGCGCTCTTAAGGGCCGTCTTCAAAGCGGCAACGGTGTCTTCGCCCGGAGTGGCGACCTTCTTCACGCCGCCGAGAGTATTGGTGGCTGCGGGCGGAAGGACATAGGATGCTGCCGACCCGGACGCGCCACCGGCAAGACGTGTGACGGAATCGTTCTCGATGTCATAGAAGTCGCAATTCCACACGGCACCTTCATCGGGCACGACCGGAAGATTGGACTTCACGATGTCGCCTCGATACGTCATGCCGACGGTGGGATCGTCGATATCCCAGCCAGCCAGCGTGATGTTCACGGCCACTTCGGACTCCAGCAATCCGGCGATAGCGGTCTGACGCCCATCGGTGGCCGTCTTGTCATAAGGCCCGTACATGCCCTGGTTGGTTCCGCTGGTGATCTTCGCCAGCGGGATGCCGCTTCGGATGTACACGGTGGTGGCCTTCGGACCAACACCTGTCAGGTACTTGCTGTCAGTGGTCTTGAACAGTTCCGGTACGATGACGACGGAAACGGAATCGTTGCTGTTCTTCTCTCCGTAACGCCAGGAATCGTCAACCTCGTGGGTTACGACACCGGACGTTTTGACCATTTCAATCATCAAGGTTCAACTCCTTAAATCTTGTTGGTTAGTTCTTCTTGCGTCGGGCATCCTGCTGGCGTTTCATGTGACGCCGGTAGGCGTCGCCCTTGGCGGCCTTCGGATCGACTTGGCCCTGCGGGTTCTCGGCCAGCGAGGATACCTTGCGTGCCAAGGCGTCCTCGCGAACATCACGCTTCACCGGCTCGGTGTCGAGCGGGTTCAGCTTCGCGTACTTATCCGCCCACTCCTGAATCTTCTCCGGTTCCGTTTCGGAACACAGGGAGAGGACGTCGTCGTTGATCTGCGGATACTGCATCCGCACCTTGAGGCGCGCGTTCTCGGTACGAAGCGAATCGCGTTCCGTCTCCGCGTGTTCCGCGCGTTTGAGGTTCGCTTTCGCATCGTCCGGTTCGAAAGGCTTGTCCTCGCCGGAACCCTCCGGCTTGACGGGCTCCGCACCCGGTTCGACGCTCCGGGCGTTCGGCTCCTGAGCGGGCTCCGCACCCGTTTCGGGTTCACTGTTCTGCTGCTGCCCCATTTCGGGCGCAGTCTTCTTTTTCTCAGGGTCAGCCACCCTTGATCTCCTTAAATCTAGGCGGCAAGCCCAAGCCAGCCGCGTGAATAGGAAAGCATGGACCTCACGTAGTCCCATGCCTGTTTCACATGGACGCCCTTCCTGAACGTGTAGGAACGACCGTCATAGCGAAAGCTCAATGAATCGGCGGAACCGTTGAGAAGCTCCGCGTATCTGGCGTTGAACGCCGTCGCACGCTCGCACATGCGCCGCATCTGCCGTTGCGTCATGATCGTGTCCGGCACATGCCATTCCGGCGCCTCGTCATTCTGCTTCCAGTCGCTTCTGGTGAGAATGGGGCCAAGTTCCGAATCGTTGCGAACAGTCACCCTCAACTGCGTGAGGTTCCGCGCCGCCGTGCCACTGCCGCCACCACCGGCCTTGGAGGCGGCGTCGTATATCTTCTGCAAGTCGTCCGAATTCAGCTTCAGCCCGGGATCGATGTTGTCCCTGATCGGCGCGACTGTGCACTTGCACCTGTTGTGCAGGGGCATCAAATCGTCCCTAGTGAACGTGTTGGTGGCGGCGACGACACACAGGCCGCATGTGCCGGTCTTGGACAGTTCCGGGTGTATGATCCTGCGGAACCTTTTTATGCCGGAAGCCTTGAAATACTCCTCGCTCGCACGGTTCTGGGCGGCAACGCCATCGGTGAGAGCATTGTCGGCCAACCGCCGTCCCGCAGCATCCAGCCATGATTGGACGGTCTCATACACGGCATCGTTCACATCATCCCAACCGTGCGGGCGAATGTCCGGCGTTCTCACCGCGAGGCTCCTGTAAGCATCGGCCGGACGCGCCGACACCTTCCAAGGGTCGGTGTTGTCCCTGACCACCACGTATTCGGGAACCTGCGCCGTCCTTCCCGTCACCCCGACCATGCCGAGCATGGTGTTCGCATACGAGATGCCAAGACGGCGCATCTGCTTCACGAACGCGATCTGCTGTTGCGTGATGTACGCCGAAACGCCCTGAGTTACCGCATCATTCCAGAAATCGGCTGGAGTGAGCGACCGCCACATGCGCCAAGCCCTGCTCACATACTCGTTGACAAGGGCGTTGCGCTGCGCGTCCAAAGCCTCAGAGACTGTCTGGAACGTCGCCATCATCCACCGCCGTATCTCCGGTCAGACCATCGGAACCATCCAAGTAGGATGCGCCCATAGCGTCATCGACCGTCTTGAAGGAATCAGCAATGGAGGATTGCTGTTGCGCAAACGCCGTGTGGAAACTCGTATCCTGAGCGTCCTGCACCATCTCCGCGATCTCCGTCTCGGTCATGTGCAGATAGCGCCTCGCAGCGGTCTTCAACGGAATCCTGCCCGCGACATTGGCGAACGCCTGAGTCTGTTCGAGTTCGGAAGGAAGCTCCACCGGCTCCCAAGTCGTCTCGAACCTCTCCTCATAGGCGTCGCTCCCACCATCCGCGGTGAGCGCCATCTTCAGCAGGAGAACAAACGCGTCATTCGCGCGCATGTTCATATCCTGAACCTTCAGGCGCAACATTCGCGTGGTCAGCTTCGCCCCCTCGGCGCTGCCTGCAACGTCGGGGGAAAGAATCGACAGCGGCGTGCCGGTCGCGCCGGCAAGCTGCTTGATGTCCTGCGAGGTGGCCGTGAGAATCGGCGTGATATCGGTAGTGCCGGACTCACCCACCGTCGCGCCCTTCGGCATGAGCCACAACGCCGCCGGCCCCATCTGGAACAGCGTGGAGTAATCGACCTTCTGGCCGGCTCTCGCGTCACCATATTTGACCGCCGGATCGGACTCCTTGTAATACTCGGGAAGATCACCGCTGATCCAGCGCTGTTTGAACGCCTGCATCTCCTGGATGCAGAACCTCTGATAACGCTGCTGGTCGATTGCCCCGAGCGTCCTTAGCGACGACTCAAACCATCCCTTGCCGGTTGGCGTCTGGTAGCGGACTATCGGGAGGCAACCGCATTTGACCGCGAAGCCCCAATCGTCGTTGGCACCACCATCCCACTCGAACTGCGCCCTGAACCGCGGGCGTTTCACCGTATCGTCGTTGGCAAGCGAATACACGCTGTCCTCGTCATCCACGGAACCGGAATACAGGGTGCGACTGTCAGCCTCCTGCTTGGCGGTACGCGAGTAAACCCGCTGCACCACACCATCATCATCACGGACGAGACGGTACAACGTCAGATACTCGACCCCCATGTCCTCGTCGAACCCGTATACGACTGCGGAATCCTTGTCATCGGACATGCAAGTGGTCCACGGGCTGAGCCGCGAAATGTAGGACGGGTTCGCCTTCGGCCACACCTGCGCGTACGAGCACCCGTAGATCGCCGCATCCATGAACATGTTCAGCGCTCGGACGTTCATACCGCTAATGTTCCACATGTCATCCGCATCGGTACTACGCATCGTCTTGTCGGACACGAGCCTGAAACCCGTCGGATGCTGCGAGGTTATCACCGCATTGGCGATGGTGGACGCGAGGTTCATGGGACACATGTCCACGAAACGCTTGTACACGCTCGTGGACGCGACATCCATGTTCTTCGGCACGCTCTTGGTCGGAATGGTCTCACGACCGTCATAAAACGTCTTCAACACGCACAACTGCGGGTTCCGGTTCTGCAAGCGCGTGGCGAGACGGGTCAATATCAGACCGTCACCGCCCGGCTCCTCATCGCCAGGTACAAGGCTGTTGACCTTGTTTGCCATTCAACCACCCCTCAATTCGCTCTTTGCAGCCTCTTGTAGGCCGGGCCCCGAAGCGTCGCGCCGGAAGCGTCGGAGACACGCTCCACGGTGGTACGGGCCCTCTCCTCTTCCTTCAACTGGCTCAGATACTTGCTTCGCGCCGCATACGCGAGGATTCCGGCGATGCACGCATCTATCTTCTTCGGAGACTTCGGGGTCTCCTTGTAGATCGCGTAACCATAGGCGTTGTCCCTGCGCCGCGCGTTCCTGAAATGCCCGACAAGCCTCGGGTCGGCCAACAGTCTGATGCTCTCGGGATTCGGCTTGCCATCCACCACAGGCTCGGGATCATACTCGAATCCGGTATGCGCGTTCTGCGTGGCGTGATACATGTCAACACCCCAATTGTTCGTCCAGAACTTCATGATCGAAGACTGGCCTCTGGCATACACCTTCATGTCACGCCCGTATTCGGACTCCCAAGCGCCAATCATCGACTCGAAGAAATGCGGGTCCGCGAACACGCCGATCACGTTGTACCCGTCAAGCATCCTACGCATGGCCGCATCGAACGCATCACGGTTCACACGCCAGTCCGGAAGCGGATTGTCCGGCTTCTGCTCCAACCTGACGATGAACAACAGGCCATCCGACACCCTGCATCCGACAATCGCCGTGGAATCGTTGCGAATCGAACCATCGAAACCCAACGTGATCTCGTCATCGGGCTTGACCACCCGCTTCCACACATCATCAAGGCCGATGTTCGCCTCGATGCAGTCATCCACAAGCGCCTTGTACGCGACATGCGACTGAATGGCCGGTTCGGTAAGCCACGAATCCTCACTGGACGCGCGGGAGTTCAGGTAATAGCGGATCGAATCGTTCACGTCCGAATCAGGCTGGTAAATCTGATTCATCAGACCACGGATATTGACCCACCCGTTCATGGACGGCCCCGGCTCCACGCCATCATCCTTCAACGAGAAACCCTCGGCCGTATACCCGTCATCATCCACCGGTTCGATACGGCCATCCGGCAAAATCACATAATCCCTGCCATCAGTCGAATGGGCTGCGGAACCATACGACTCGTACAACGCATGCTCAAGCTTCTTCTCATTCGAGAACTCCTCAAGAGGAAGCGTCGAATACCGATAGTCGAAATACAAGCCCTTGTAATGCTTCGACCTGCCGGAAAGAATATCATGCGCGATCTGCTCGACGGACTCCGCCACGCTGTTCTCGCCCGGACGATAATACGTCGTCATCTCCAACAGCCACGGGTCGGCCTCAAGGGAACGCTTCGGCAGATTACGCTGAACCGTCTTGTACATGCTGATATGACGCGGCAGCTTGTACAAGTGAATCTCGTCGGCAAGAACAAACGTCTCCAAGCCGCCGTCCTTGGACGAATCACCCGAAGTGGACGGCACTATCTCCCCGCCCTCCGGAAGGGAGATACCGGTCTTCGTCACGACCATGCCTTCGCCCTGCAACTGGGACAAAGGCCCTTCCTTGCAGTTGTAGTGGATCGAATCGAAGATGTTTCCCGTCTGGTCCTCGCTGGTGGCAAGGCACAGAATCTCAGGACGCTGGACCGGACGCCCCACAGGCTCGCCGGGCAGATAGTAGTACCGCTGGCCAAGGAACTCGTAGTATTCGCCGGCCACCGCCCAATGATCGAACCTGCAAGGCCCCAAAGCCTCGAACAAGCCGTACTCGCAGCCCGCACCGCTCTTGTTGCAGCCTTTCGGACGCCACAGCGAACAACGGTCGAACCTACGCCGACCATTCCTGTCAAGCGCATACGCGTTCAACGCGAACTGTATATACTCCGGCGAATGAGTGACATGCTCACCAGTGGCGTCACCACGCCCGATAAGCACGAACGTCTCCGTCCACCAAAGGAACAACGCGCCCAGACTCCGGCACCTGTCCTCATAGGACAGCCTTGGAATCATGACATGCATCAGCGGGCAGCTTCCAACTTCCTGCGCCACGCGTCGATATCCTGAATAACGGCATGATTCGAGCCATCGGTGGCCGCATGGTCATTGCTCTCAGGAACATCGAACTTCAAAGCGCGCAACGAAGCCGGAGTCCAACCCAACTCGTCGAACAGCTGACGCACGACCGGCATCAACGTCGCGTAACGTTTCGACCAGATCATCTCGTTGATGGTGGCGAAACCCAACTGCACCGCCATCCACGCGGGTGCCGTGCGAAGCATCGAAGCGTTCGGGCTTTTCCTGAACTCCTCATACCAATGCTCCACCAGAGGCGACCATTCGCCACCCTTCGGAAACATGAAGCTCGCATCAGGCAGATCAGGCCCAAGCTTCCCATCGGGAACCTCAAGAATCTGATTGGACTGCTTCCTGGCCGCCATAGAAACCACCTCCGCACACCCATTCCGGGCATCAGCGCGAAAGCCGTTCCGGCATCACGCGCATTCGCGATGGACAAGAACACGGTTGCACAGGCTGTTCTCCCCACCCTGCTCCAAAGGCACCTTCCACGCGCCAACCGGGTAATCACCGCTCATAACATCAACCAAACGGTCAAGCGCCCGCCCGCACCTAGGACACGTGTGAGAACACGAGTTCCACTCGTCATCGCGCGTCCAGAAAGACTTGGCAACGGGAACCGGCGCATCGACACGAGCGTTCGCCCTCGGCTCCCACAACACCGACTTCAACGGATTCGGCTTGGAATCCAAACGAACCGGAGACCTGCGGCATTTCCGGTTCCACGCCTTCCGGCACCTGTCGGAACACGTCTTCTTGTCCCGGCGCTCAGTCTCGAAAAACCTCCCGCACTGGATGCACGCGCGGCTCATACGCTTCTTACGCGCACCCATGCCACCACGACGCCACCGGTCGTAATGCATCCTGCACATGCCACGCGCGTGAACGTCACGCGAACAGCCGTTAATGCAGCATTCGCCATCGTCTAATGGAACGCCGGATGCCTGTACCACTTCGCCTCAGCCCTCCTGCGACGGTTCTCACGGCGCTGCTCGGCGGCCTCAAGCTCGGTCTTGTAAGAATGATGCCTGTCGCACAACGCCCAAAGATTCTCCGGTGAATCATCATCATGAACAGAATCACGCTTCTTGTGATCCACCTGATTCGCATAAGCCCCGCACAGTCGCACACGCCCGTAATCATCTTCAACAGGCCACTGACACCTATGCCCGTCACGATCCAATATCAAGGCGCGAACCCTAGGCCAATCAGGATTGAACCGTCCCTTACGCTCACCACGCCAAACCATACGAACCCCACAAAGAAAAAACAGGGCTGGCCGGTGCTGAGCAGGAGAGAAAACCAAAAGGGAAACAACCCAGCAGGAAAAGTTCTCAGAACAGCCAACCCAAGTGCTTCAGGAGGGAGTCGAACCCTCACGTCACAAGACAACGCATTTTGAGTGCGCCGCGTCTACCATTCCGCCACCAAAGCAAAAGAACAGACAACCCCCACGCCACATCACCAAAAACATGGGGGCTGCCCGTCATCTAACCCAAACCGCCAAAAGGAAACCCAATGGCAAAAATGGCTTTTTACCGCCAGCCACGGCGAGCGGATGCTGAGGGAGTCGAACCCCCGGACCGTTCCCGGTCGCCACCTTAGCGAGGTGGTGCAATAAGCCACTCTGCCAAGCATCCAAAAGCAAGAGCCGCCGCAACGGCTCAGGAGACTGTTCCCGCAGACTAGGCGGGCCAGCTGAAACTAGAGCCGCCATAAGACGGCTCCGAAGACCTTTCCCACAACCTGTGGGTAGGCTGAGCACAGCATGTTGGACTCGAACCAACATCGACGGTTTTGGAGACCGCCATGCTACCAGTTGCACCAATGCCATATACCCGACTTAGTTAACGTCCAAGTCGGCAGGACGTTCGGCATGGTGGAATGGGCTTTACCACCAACGGCAAGGAACATGCATACATGTGCACCCGTTTGGCCGTGCCTCCCCTTCGGTCATCAACCGCCTGATTAAGGCAGGGAGCCTCTTATCCCCCACATGTCCCAGCGGGGATATTCGAGCAATACCATCGGTCTCACAGGCAGCTACCCCCATGAAACCTAGAGCAAACCCCGGGAATCGAACCCGGCAACCAAAAGGCTGTGCCGACAGGATTGCAAAGCCAGCACGCCTAAGCCGCACCAGCCAAAATCATCTAATGATGATTATACTCAACAAAACGGGTGCAACAACGGTTGCATAACATGATTGTGAACCGCTTGCAGTCCATGCGCAGAGCGAGACGGCGGCCTGCAAGCGTCACGTTTTATGCGCAAACTTTTCAAAAACCCGCGCGCTATTTCTGCCATTGTC